AGACAAGAAAGTCCAACAGGCGGTGCTTTAGGGCAAGTTGCTATAAAGGAACTTGACTTCTTACAAGCAGCCCTTGGAAGCTTACAGCAAGAACAAAGCTCAAAACAATTACTGGAAAATCTCAAAAGGCTTGACGAAAAGTACAACAGTTTCTTGAAAAACTTGGCTAACTCAAAAGAGGTAGATGAAAAAGGAAGAACTGGTATCGAATATCTTAAGTATTATGGATTTAGCGATGCTGATATTGCGTCTGCTACAGGAGGAGGGGCAACTGGAGAACTTGGCGTAGATTATATTGATGGTCTTAATGAAGACCAACTTCTTGAAGTAGACCCTTACAATGACAATCTTAGTGATGAAGGCTTTGAACATTATTTGAAAAGAAGAT